TAAAGCGGATACAATCGCTGGCTTTAAAGCAGGTACAGGTACAGGCACAGGCACAGGCACATTTGATGACAAACTAGGAAAAACTTCTTCCTCCAAATTAAATTTCTTCTCTTCTTTCTTTACCTCAACTGAAGATCTTCTAGAATGAAAAGGCCTGTTATAACTGCGACTATTATCACGGTTATTATCACGATTATTATTTCTTTCACGTACTTGAGTGAAAGAATTATTAGTGGGTTCATACGTTTTAGATACTGGTTTCTTATCCTTTTTAGATGTAGTTTTATTATCAGTTGCATCTTCATCTAAAAAACGAAACCGATTATTTAAAAATGGATTGCTCATAATATAGTTAGTGTGATTAGTTGGTTGACTAAAGGGATAATATATATGGGGCTATTTCTTTAAGTAGTTTTCATAAATATATTAGCCAACCTATTTAAAGAGCAACGGAATAAATAGATACTTTATAAAATCATTTAAAGACTATACTACAGATATAATTGTCTCCTATCAGCAATACATTTCTTTACTTTTTATCCCAACCAAAAGCAGGACCCTAAACGTTATATATATTTACAGGAGGCAGTGAATTTATTTTATGTATTGTAATTTAATTAATTTTTTTTGCATTTAAATAAAAAAATTGATTACTAATATTTTATGTAGTTTGGCTATATAAAATATGAATATCTTGCTCATGAACGCAAAACGTATTGTTAATTCTTTCATTTGGAATGCAAAATCAAACAAAGCTAGATTGAATATATACAAGGCAAAAAAAACTCATCGTCCAAACACGATAATCACTAGGAAATTATGTTCTTATTCCAATTCTAGTAATCATTTTAACTCTCAAACATCTCCACCACCACCAAATAATAATCAATTTTGGAAGCTTGTATTTATTGCAACGTCGGTAGGTACCATGAACTTGGTTTTGGATATAAAAAATAAAAACAAAAAATGAAAAAATAAATTTACCTATATTTTACAATTATTATCAATTATCATATAATTAATTAAATATCCTCGAAATTAATTTCTTCCTCTTCATCCACCTGATCCGCTATTTCTGTTGTCTTCAATGTAATTTTTTCCATGGTCTCAGATTTCATTTCTTCAACCAACCTTTCTCTCTCCACATCCTTCTCTGAAAGGAATGCTACATCAGAATTGATATCTATCATTTCTTTTGTCTTTGAACTGTCGTTGCTATCAAAAGAATACCAATTTTCATCCACGGTATCTCTCAATCTAAGCTTGTCCGAGTCATTGTACACCTCTAGTAAATCACATTGTTGCATCTTAATAGTTGCTGTTTTTGCTGAACTACCTGATGAATTTGGTATATCCCATTCTCTAAGCCCAATTAGTAACCACTTTCCAACTTCTACCATATTATCACGTTTACCTCTACCTGAGAATTTACCACGAATATGTCCCAAACGAGTTACACCATCCATACAATAACAGTGAAACATACCATTCCCAAGCATTTTCGTTACAATCGCATATATTTCACCCTCATCTTCTGATAATCTAAGTTTATTGCTATTCTTTGCACCAACTACATGTTTGCGCCCAAACTTCTTATGTCCTGAACCACCGTGAGTATTCTTTACCATGTTTGCTTATATGTAATTATATGTAAAAATATAATTATTATTTAATTCAATTTTATTTTTAAATAATAAATTCAATATACCATTTTATCCTCATCAAATGCCTCTAACTCCTCTTCTAATATATCCACTAATCCATTTCTTTTAAATTGAGCATAGAAATCTAGCCAATTATGTTTTTCCTCAATTTCCATTGTGCTTTTGTCTTGAATTTCCTGACGTTGTTCATCAGGTTCCAAGCCGTATCTATTATAAAAATCCTCCAAACAATCATCATTCACAAACAATATGTCTTGTTTTATATAACTACAATATGCTCTACATTGCCGCAAACGCTGTGTCCAAATAGGCGAAAAGGATGCATGATAGACCCATTTGTGCCAATATTTGTCCTTCAAATTATATTTACGTCTGTTGAGACAAAACAAGGAAAGCCACTTCAGATCATCAATGCCTTTTAACCCTGCATTCTCCAAAATTCTGTAAGGTCGGACTTGGTCCACTGTTACGGTTTCGTAACACCCTAGATCATCCTCTAAATAAATACTGCGACCTTTTTTTATTCCGTGCTTGCGTGACAACAACTCCATACATCTTGCAAGCAAGATCACTTTAGGGTCTTGTTGCGTCTTAGCCAATACATGATTGAAATCTTTCAATAACTTGATCTGATTTTTTACATGTTCCATATTAACGACGCACAATGCATACACTTCTTTACAAGTTAATGACTTGTTCTCATTTAGGATCCAATTTGCTAACGACCTATAGTCGTCGTTTTTGAGCCAGATTTGAATGCTGTGCGTTATTTTTTCTGGGACATCATGATACATCGTTTCGATTTCGAACGAGGAGCAGAGTTTTCGCAAGAGGAAGACATCGGTATTAAAGGGTCGGAATAGGAGGTCCTGGACAAAGGTAGACGGCTGTTTTTTTAGTAAAAACTGCTCATAACTGGGATTAAGCGTGTAAAAGAAATCATAATATATTTTATTTAGGAAAGTTGATAGTTCATTTTGGAAGCCACTATGAAGAAGCTCAGCTGCCCAAAATAATGCATCGTCGCTTTTCTCGAGAATAGATACTAACAAAGCCAAATAGACTTCATCTTTACAGTACAAATATCGAGTAAATACCAGGTCTGAACCGGGTAACGGAATAGTATAAATAGGATCTTTTTTAAGAGAATTCATAATAAGTTATCTAACTATATTTAGTTGAATAATATTTTTCAATTTTTTAGTTATTAAAAATGAATAAAATAATATCCATGTAATATATAATGAGTTTAGTTGGAGGCAAAAGAAAAGCAAATAAAGTTCTAGGCGCTTGGCGTGAACACGTGAAAAAAGTATGCAAGGAAGAAGGAATTAAATATGGTCCGGAAGCAATGAAAATGGCCAAAAGTGGAAAGCATGGTAAGGAATGGGTCATGATTAAAGCATCAATGGATAAGAAAAAGGGTGGTGATGGTGAGGCATCTGTTGATATTGTTGAAGAAGAAGTAGTTCCTGAAGGAGATATGGCTGGTAGTGACATGAGTACTTCTATGTACGGGGGTCGCCGTAGTCGCAAGCAGAGAAAGTCCAGAAAGTCTCGTAAGTCGAGAAAGCACCGTAAATCACGCAAGCACTAAATCTTGAATTAATTGTTTATAATCTTGAATATCCATTTGATCCAAGATTTGCGCAAATTTGTTAGTTGTTTCTACAACTGAAAGTCTTTTTAAAGGACAAAAATGAATATTTTGAACTAACAACTTCATAAAAAATATTATGAATTTGTTTTCTTTTTTTAAACATCGATGCACGTAAATTAAAATACGTAAAAACATAATACTGAGTGCATAATTATCCCATGTACCACTATATTGCAATATATCTTTTACAATAGTTTCATAAGATTGGTTTACATATTTAGAAAAATATTCTACTCCTTCTCTTTGAAATGAACTAACAACTGTATCTCCAAAAGAATATAATAATTTGTGTTCTGATAATACGTCGTGAACAATGCGTTCGATATTTAATAAAGATAGACTTTCCAATTTGTTAGTTAGTAAGTAGGATAAGATGTGCAATTCTAGAGGCCATTCAATATAAGACGGTTCATAACTCTGAAAAAAAGGTTTCAATTGCTGCCCATTTTTTAAATCAAGGGAAAATGAAAAATTTGTAATAACTGGATTAAAATACGTCTTGTTTACTAATATGGTATCCATTGTAATAAAATTATGTACTATTTGCTGATCATTTAGCGTCTGCAATGTGCCTAATAGATGCTTGTAAAATTCGATCATCGTATATATATATTGTTTTGGACTACTTAAAGCCTTTAAGTAGTTTTTTAAAGATATTAATTCGCCGTCGCCATCCCACTTCAGCAAAACCGAATTTTCGGAACCGATTTTGCGAGTAGATTGCAAGCGTCTTGTTTCTAAGGCGATTTCATTAATAGTCAAGTCATCTTCTTTTAAACAAATGTAAAACATGGACTTCCAATTTGGAATAGAATTTAGTCTTTTACTATTTGTTAGTTCGTTTTTCACGAAAAAATCCAAGGGAAGCATTTTATAGATCGGTTTTTTTCTATTATTGATATATTTTTTGTCATTTAAAAAATATACACAACTCTCTAAAGAACTCATTATTTTTAATAATTACTATTATTTCTGTTTTTATACTCGTTAAAAACACTTAAAAACAAATTGAAAATATGTATATGTCAAAATTTATTAAATTTACTGGTTTGTTATTAAATACAAATGATATACATAAAATAGTTATACAACCAAATAAATATTATATTCGTATTATGAGTAAAGAAATAGATGGTTTTAATTGGATTATTGGTAGTTTTGGTCTTGGCAAAATTTCTTCCTATACTTCTGAAATGGAAGTTTGTGAGACGAAACATCCAACTGATTACAAAATACTTTCTGATTGGATTAGTAAAAACGAGTAGTCCGTTTACATTTTTCCTTGACTATTTTTTGCAAACATGAAATATCTATTTTTATATGTTTTTTTGATCTTTTCCTCGATCAAATCTAGATCATTGACTGTTTTCTCCAACAAAGCATCAGTTACCTCTTTTATTAACATCTCATATTCCTTACAAAATTCTGCATACCCTGTCTTCGGCTGATATTCCGGCTTCAATGCATTCTCTTCTATATGTTGATCCATCACATCTAGAAGTTCACGCTGTACACTTATGTAGACCCTTCGTTGTCTAGGCTCCTTCTTTTCTGTGCTCTTTTTTCTAAAATAATAGCGTGCACTCTTAAACATTTTATCTAATATATCGCCGTCATATCCTAGACGATCCAGCCGATCTACCTCTTCTTGAACAATATCCGCATTTTCTTCCGTCCATATCTTCCATGCCTCTTTGAAATCTTTTCTATGGTCATATTGATGGATCTTTGCAAAATTGTGGAGCTCTTCCATGAAATCCTCTGTAAATTTGTAGCGATAAATTACCATTGATAATCCTCTATCTGATTGATCGGAAACCATTGTGGCTGCATCACATCCCAGAATTCTATTACTAAATAAACTATTATCATCAACACGATTGCAAATATCGCCAACTTGTGGTTCATCATATAGCATTGTTTGCGTTTCTTTGTAAATATTATAATTTGTCATAATTACTTTTTAATCATTTCAATTTTTTTATTAATTAAAATATTAATCCTTTTACACCTTTAATGCATACAGAAAAAAAACTAATTATAATTTACAATTTATGAAATACAATTTATGAAATACAATTTATAATATAATTACCATGCCGCTGCACCTGCGCCTTGGAAGTACATTCGCAAGTTATCAATCTCCTTTTCCAATGCTTGCACATAGCGACTGTCAATGGTCACAAGATATCTGTCATCCTCATTCATGGCTGCCTCCACATCGTCAAATTCTCGCTCCAATTGCTCAAGAAATTCTTCTTCATCGTCCTCTTCGTGCTGAGGAATAATCTCAACGTGACTGGCTGGTTTAATGACCTCGTAATTATGGTGACTGACCAGCTTGGGTTTCTCCAAGCTCACTGGAGAGACTGTGTTGGGCAGCACAATCCAATACCAGGGATCATCGTACACAATACGCGCTTCTGTTTTAGGGTTCAGCACGCGCTTGCAAAAGTTGTTGGCTGCCGTGTTGTCGTACCAATGCTGAAAATGAATGTAAGCTGAATTGTATTTTTTTCTATCTTTACCTACCTTTAAAACAAGGTCTACTCTGCGAACCTTGCCGATGCGCAACTGCTCAAATACGGCTCCAATATCATTTGCAGTAAAGTTAATAAATACGCGGGGAATGAATAAACTAAGATTGTTGGACATTGTTAATTTAAATTGGTTTGGAATAGCTTTTAAGAGCGTTTCTGTGTTAAAATCTAATGGATGCTAGATTAGTTCTTAAAATTTCAATTTTTTTTTTCAAGGTGAGAAAATCAAATACTAAAAATTTATAAAGATTAACATTTTTACAAAATACAAAAAATAAAATACAAAAATGCAAAAATAAATAAGATAAAAAATTGATTTAATTATATTATTAAAAATAAAGTATATAATTAAATATGGATCGTCAATTAATTGAAAATGAATTAGGAGTAGAACTCCCTAGCCAATTTGAAAATTATTCACCTACCCTACAACAATCCATTATAGAATATATAAAACATCTAGATGCAATCGAAAAGCAAGCCTATAAAATTGGAAAATCCCACTTAGGTACATCCTTCAACGTAGTAAAAAGCAATGGATATATTAATTGGAAGAAAACACAAAAATAAACTATTTAACGTCGACCACTACTTCTTCTTTGTGTTTTGCTGCGATGTGGCTGCACAAGTTGAGAAAGGGTTAAATGTGGATTTAAAAAATCAGCCCTCGCTTTCTGCGTGCGACCCCCGATCATTTTTGCCTGTTTTATCAATTTACTTAGATTTCCTCCCCCTCCCCCTCTTGAAATACTATTTCCCTGTAAAGATGAAGATATCGGATTTGTTATTTGGTTTTCATTTATTTTTTCTCCTTGCTCATCTACCTTGGATTTAATTGCATCTAAATGAGAAGCCACTGATGTATTAAAACCTGAGAACATTCCTTTTACACGATCTACAAAGTTTATACCTTTATTTTTTACTTCATTTGCCTCACCTACTGCACCCGTTATAGCAGGTATTACATTTAAACCACTTTCTATAGCAGTACCTGCTGCTGCTCCAACATCTGCTAATTCTTCGAGCGCAAAATACGGAGGAAACTCACCTAATGCTGCATTTACACCTTTTGCACCAATATCTAATTCTTTTGTTATAAAATCAGTACTTTCTTCAGCAACTTTATCTATAACTGGCTTTACCACACCATCAAACGCCTGTTCACCGATTTCTTTGGCTTCAGATATCAACTCTTCACCCTCGGGTGATTTTAAAACATCCGCAAATTGTTTTACTTTATTTGCTTCTTCATGTACAATATTTTCAATACCCTCATTAGGATTAACACCAACTACATCTGCTACTTTGTTTAATCCTGAAGAAACAAGATTATCTCCTGCTTGTGCAGCTATTGAAATTGCTTTTTTAAAGTTATTTACAAGACTTGGATCCGATCCACCTCGCATACTTTTTCTTGATCTTTTCATTCTTTTAACCCTTTTATATCTTTTGTTAGTTCTTTTTACCATTTTATATTATACCTATTTTTTATTTTGACCCTTCCTGTTGTATTCGCTTAAAGTCCGCAAATGTCAAAGCCAACTTTTTATTTATAATCTTTTTATCAATCTTTTTCAATGGTGAAAAATTAGTCAATCTACCCTCCCATGTATAACGATTTGCGTTTTCCTTTAATAGTTGCTTATTTGACGATTGATTAACATTTGGCAGATTTGCCTTTATTTGAGGCGGCAATACAAAAGCGGTTTGATTACGATTTTTCATTTGCATTTTAACACTCGGTTGTATTTTAGTTGTATTCTCCTTATTATACGTTTTAAGACGCACTAAAACATCTTTTTGCGGATTTTTTGATAAATCCTCCTTTTTCCTTTTTTCCTCTTCCTCTCTTCTCTTTATCTCCTCATCATATTTCTCTTCTGCCAACTTCAGTTCCTCTTCCAAATCCACGAAAAGTGGCTTGCACCAATAGGTAATCACATATTTTCGCCCAACTGGCTCCAAATATCGGTACGGAATACTATTGTTGCTAAAATATTCAAAAGACTTCTTATCATTGTTATAACGCATATAAACGTTACCTAATGGTGTTGGTTCCAAAACATAATTGTTAATATTATGATCTAGCTTCTTATTAATAATAAATTCTCTTGCTTTTACTAACAAACTACTATCATCAATCACTTTATTCTCTAATGTTTGCAACTCATTCTCCACTTCACTCTTTTCTAATGCAATCTTTAAAACAAGTTCATTAAAATCGTCTACATCTTCTTCGTCTAGAAAAAAATATTCTAGTAATAAATATTTGCAATCATCAGACAGATCATCTTCTAATGATTTAGAATTATCAATCATTTGGATTTTAACCAATTTCTCTTTTAATCCCTTTATCGTATTAAAGAGATTATCTGTTTCTAACTTTTTTAGACGTTCAAATTCAGTTTTTTCTTCTTCCAATTCCGTATCTGTGAATACATATTCATTTGGAAATGCTTTAAACCGTGCCAAATATTTATCTTCAAACCTTATCTCTTCTGCTGTCTTTTGTTCTGGTTCTGGTTCTGTTACTAATTGTTCTTCTTTATCTTGTTTTTCAGAGTTATTGTATCCATAGTCGAGTATTAAAGGGTTATGTTCGCAGATGAAATTGTAAAAATCATATAATTCCCTTATCAAGGATTTTTTTTCTGTTTTATCATCTGCGTTTATGGTTTGCAAATTATGAAACAGTTTCTTTACAATTTCAAATCGTTCTAAACCCTTATACATTGATATAAAAACGATTAATGTAATAAAAGTAGGAAAAAAATCGGTTAACGACGGCATAATTATTATAATTACAATTTTATTTTTAAGTTGTTTTAAACGGATACTTGCTTTTTTCGCTCCTCAAAAAGATCAGCTATTTCCTTTGCCAAAATTGGCACATCTAATAACTCATATGTCTTTTCCTCTGTATCCGGATGCAATCTTACTAAACATAGACTTGTAACTGTTTTTCCATATTTTCTCTCCAAAATAGCCTTATATGTATTAAGCTGCAGTGAATAATGCCAGAAATTGGTGTCATCTAGATGACCAATGAGTGGGTTACTCGCATATTGTCTCCAAGCAGTTTTTTTCGTAATTTCTTTGCTGCGTTTCCAATCATAGATAGCTAATGTGCCATCGGGGTTTTCATAAACCATGTCAATAGAACCAGCAATTTTCAAGTCCTCATCAAATATCATCCATTCTGTGCGAAATGGCTTCATATGTGGATAATCCTTAACAAAATCAATAAAATATTTCCACTCACAGCAATCTTCGCCAACAACACTACTAACATAATCATTAAACAAATCCAAATGCGTATAGCCTTTTTCTAAAGAGGGGTTATTCATAAAATTCTCAATACGTTCATGCAAACTAGTACCCTGCGATGAAACAGCATCACCATTCGATTTCCAACTGGCCTTGATTTGTTCTGCTGTTAAACCCCAATATTTATGACCTGGAGCCCATGTTTTGCTTTTAAATATATTTGCAATGACCTTATCTGCGTCAAACTTTGGAAAATGTTGATGGTTCCATGTTGTTACCGAGGTATATTTGGAAGTTGGATCAGTAACTATTTCATATTTATGGCCCTTTGCATAAAATTTAATTAACTGATCACGAGGATGAGGATTACACGTTTCTAATACGGGTTGCATTATTTAGTATTTTGTTCTGATATCTTTAAATGATTTCTTTAAATTACTTTTAAACAAATCATTGTTTACAAAATGACATTCAATTTTTTATGTTTTGTTTATAATTATAGTGAATTTTCTAGTTTTTTTAATCGAGTTTTTAATTCTTGTATTTCTTTTATTAAAACACCAATTAATCCAATATAATTCAATGATTGTGTCTCTTCACCATCTTTTTCACCTTTTACTAAGAAAGGAAAGTATTCTTGTACTTCATGTGCAATTAAACCAATATTAATATTATTTGTGTCTATTTTTTTATATATGACAGGTCGTAAATTATCTACTGTATAGATTTTTAGATCCAAATCCAGAACATCTTCTTTAATACGATAATCTGATGTAGCGCTAAATTCTACACCAGTTATCGTATAATCAGAATAAGCACTTTGAGGACTAATTAGTCCATTGGACGCCTGCCAAATTGTATCACCACCGCCTCCACCAGAACCTGTTGGACCAGTATATGCCCAGAAAGTAATTGAAATAGACCAACTAATGTCGGGTATACTATTTTCAGAAGCACTGCTTATATTTGCAGGTAATAAATTACCTGTAAACATTAATATACCAGAATTAGTATTTAAAGTCCATGGAAAAGTTGCATTTCCAAATGGAAATGGAACCGCTCCTGTTCCGTCATTAATTGAAACAGTTATACCATAGCTTCCTGCTGGGTCATAATTTCCAGGTATCGCCTTATTTAAATAATTATATTGAACTACACTAGCACCATCATTTCCATAACTATTTGCAGCTGTTGTCCAATAGGTTCTACCTCCATTAGCTAAACCACCAGAATTCGGTGGGTAAGTTCCATCAGCTGTAGCGATGTAACTTAAAGAAAGATCAAAATAACAAACAGGAGGGGGATTTGTATCTGGACTGGAATATTTAGTACCACATGGGATACCATTCTTATCTATAACATTTGATGGTGTCCAAGCCGATGTATTAGGAGCAGTAGATGGAATTGAATTTGAAAAAATCTGATTTTGAAATATATTTATGCGTGATGTTCCAGGTACTTCTATATTTAACGAGGAATTATATTTACCATTTGGATAACCAAATAAACCCTTATATTCTTCTTCAAAAATAAGATTATTTGCAGAATTATTTACTAAGGTTTCCCAAGAAGACATTAATATATATTTTTATAATTTATATTTATAATTAACTAAATTGTAAAGAAACACCACTAAAGGAGATTACAGGTGTATACATTGGTAATCCTATTCGTAAATAAACATAAGTATCTGTATTATAGGATGAAGTGGGTATTGCAGTTATAGTAGCCGTGAATGTATTATTGTTATAACTGTACAATGAACTTCCATTGTATAATACAATTGTATTATTATTACTTGTAGAATTAAAATTAGAACTATTAACGTTATAACTATTACCACTACTGAAACTGAGAGTACTACCACTTAATAAAGTAGCATATTTAGTAGAACTACCATCTACCCAAACCGATGTACCTGTATTTCCATCAGGGTCAGCGCCTGTTGAACCTTGTTCAATTCTATAAAATAACAATATTCTTTCACCACTATTTGTAAATAAAAATCCATTTGTTGTATTAGTTGAGACTTCTTGACTAAAATCAATATTAAACACAAAATTATTTATAGTATTAGTTGTAGCATTTAATTTCCAGCAAAAAGTTGTATATCTATAGTTTGTGGTGCCAGTTGAAGCAATACTATAATTAGGTTGACCACCAGGATAATAATCAGTATAGTTAATATAGCCACTTTGTGCAGAAACTCCTGTCTGAGAGCAAGATAAATAGGTTCCATTAACTATTTGCAATTCTTCAGAAGTATTTGGAGTAGTAGAACTACCAGTACTAGTAATAGTCCAATTTTGTTGATATGGATTGTTAGAATAACTAGTTGTACCTGTTTGACCGTAATTGTTACTATTATAACCATAATAAGGAGGAATAACTGCGTTAGCTGTACCACCACCATAAGAAGTACTAGTGGGTCCATGGCTATCTATATTTGACCATAGTCTACAGCCATATGTTGCTGATAATTGTTGGTCTGATGAAATAGTTGGAATGGATGTTGGACATTTACTACTATTAATCAATTGATAGGATAATGGGTCATAAATGGCTCCCCCTGTATAACCACTTTCTGACACAGTTGATGGTGTTCCTCCACTAAAAATGTTATAGGCAGTAACTGTAACAGATGTCGACGTTCCAAATGATGATAATGATATACCATTTGTGATAGTTGCATTAAATACACCTGAACTAGATCCACCACTGTATCTTGTTAAATTAGTCTCGTAAGCATTTCCTGTAGCACCTCCATTAAACTGATAAGATAATAAAGGAGAAAAATAAAATCGATTATACATATTCGTAACACTTGTTTCTATATTATATGATAATTCACTACTATTTCCTATGATATGTACACCAGAACAATAGGTTGTTCCTGATGAATTAGTTAATGATGTGGGTGTAGTTATGCCTGGTTCTGTCGCTACAGAAGTATAGTAAAAGTTTTCTGAAGCAGGACCTGTAGTACCTGCAGGACTAGATGTATCTCCGTTTGGAAACCATGTTTGTGTTAAATTTATAGTATATAAATCTTGTGATGCGGTTAAACCAGTATTTAAAATAGTTTCATTAAAACTATCCGATTGTAAATAATAACCCAATATCTTTGTATTTGGATCACTTGTATATTGATCGCTTTCGGTTGCATTAGTAAATGTTATACCGCTTCCTGTAATTATAGGTGTTCCTGGAACTGCTGATGGACCGGTGCTGTCATAACCAGAGTAGATTATACTAGACATTATACCAGTCGGGCCACTAATTTCTGTAGAAATACTCATAAGTGATTTATTCACACCATATATTCCACGACTTTGTTCATCATAACTTATACTGAAAGGACCAAAATCTGTTGTCTGTATATCTGTATTATTAAATAAATTGGTAATAGGAGTAGTACCACCGGTATCTCCAACTTTATAAATATGTCCAGTAGGTCCTGGTCCTGGTACATAAGCGGTAGGTCCTGTTGTATAGTGTGTAGAAAATATTTGTGTAACTTTGCTCATATTAGCATTACTTGGTAACAAACTATCATTTATATTTAGAATAGATGTTTGAGGTCCAGTGAAACCATATCCTGGCGACGTTGAACCAGGTGGATCAGAATAACAATAACCACTTGGAGTTGTTGTAACATTATTGGTAGATGTCAAATCAAAATTATAGTAACTTTCTGGATAAAGATAGGGAGCTGTATTACCAACAGTAGCATCCTGAGGTCTTGGATAAGTTGATGTATACGTAAAACTTTGGTTTCCTATGTCACCAGTAGGTCCAAATGCAGAAACCGAATTTGCATTGATACCTTCAAAATAGGCTTCAAAAGATGTTATATTAACACCAGAAGGGTTTGGCGTTATTCCGTTTTCAACTTCGCTAGGAGGGGTATATGTAAGAATTATGGTTGGATAACCTTGTTCATAACTTATATAACTCCATGTTGCATCAGCAGATGGAGGAACTCCAGTAAGATACCATGTAAACAAATCATGTGTTAAGTCAGATAAAGTAGAATAATCATAATATTGACCATAAATTGCACCTATAGAACCATCTGGGCCAGCTGTTGAGCCTGTGTTATAAATTATGGATTTATATGTAGTTCCATCAGGAAAAGTAATATCTTGAGGAGTAAAATTTGTATTTTCTTGTTTACTTAATACAATACCCTGAAGACCTGTATAGCCGGTACCGCCTGGTGAACCTGACCCTGGATACATATTGGAAAATGCTAATGGTAATACATAGTTAGCATCAAATGCACTATATCCATTCTGTGTAGTATCTAAAATAGAATATGTAGTTCCTGTTTCTCCAATTGAATAACTAAAAATATTTCCTGCAATTACAGGAATAGCAGCGGGAATAGCGCCTGTGTAACTTTGATTAGGATAATTTATAGGAATATAAATATTAGCAGATGTTGAATAAGGTTCTCCAAATGAAACATCTGGTACAGTAGATGAAAACCCAGGTCCAGGAGGTCCAGTGGGTCCAGGAATTCCTTGATCACCAGTGGGTCCTGGAAGACCTTGATCACCAGTGGGTCCTGGAAGACCTTGATCACCCGTAGGTCCTGGAGGTCCTTGATCACCCGTAGGTCCTGGAGGTCCTTGATCACCAGTGGGTCCTGGAAGACCTTGATCACCCGTAGGACCTGGAGGTCCTTGATCACCCGTAGGTCCTGGAGGTCCTTGATCACCCGTAGGACCAGCATTTCCAGGAGGCCCAGTAGGTCCAGGA